AAGTAAATGCTAAAGTGGATTAAAAATGTATTTAATAATTTCTTGAAAAAGAGAGAAGGACATGTACCAGGTTATCTTGGTAGAGATTTGTCTAAACATAGAGTACATGCCACAAAGTATGAAGACCTTTGTAAATAGTGTGTTTATGATGGGGCTGATATAGGATTCGACAGATGTTGAGAAATTTGTAAGAGATTAATAGGTGGCAACCTTATATGCTAATTAAACGCAAACGATAATAACTTTGCATTAGCAGCTTAATGCTGCTTTGAGTTTTGTGGATTGTACTTCGAAACAGAAACAATCCACGCTTGACTAATAATAAAAAAAGTGATATATTACATACTATGAACTCAAAAGAATTTTCCCTAATAATAGAAAAGTTATACATAAAGAAAAAACCAATTTCTTATATGGACGCCATACTGGATTACTGTGGTGAAAATGAAGTGGAACCAGAGCAGGCAGGTAGAATGTTGACCAAGGCTCTGAAAGAAAAGATTGAACAAGAATGTATGAAAGCAAACATGCTAAAAGTCAAAGCGACAGGAAAGTTACCAGTATGAACATATCATTAATAGACAAAATGGGTAATGACCTTACAGTTGTAAATGCAGCTAGAGTGTCATTCAGTAAGAAGAAAGAAATCTTTGAAGAGAAAGACGAAAAACTAATTAAGTATCTAGCAGAGCATAATCATTGGTCACCATTTGGTCATGCCTCTATGCAATTTTTAATTAAAGCACCAATCTTTGTTGCAAGACAACTGGTAAAACACCAAGTTGGTTTGGTGTGGAATGAAGTTAGTCGTAGATATGTTGATGATACACCAGAATTCTATGTGCCATTTATGTGGCGAAACCGTGCCGAGAATAAAAAACAAGGCTCAGGTGATGAAGAAGTTGAATATGATATTACAGAATTTGTCAAACAGGCAAAGGAGTTATATACCGATATGCTTAAGAGTGACATAGCACCAGAGATGGCAAGAATGGTCTTACCACAAAACATGATGACAGAGTGGTACTGGTCTGGAACTCTATATGCATTTGCGAGAGTATGTAATTTAAGAAACAAAGACGATACACAAGAAGAAACAAGAATGATAACAGGACAAATGGCAAAGCATATGAAAGACCATTTTCCAATATGTACGAGGCATTTATTAGATGAAGAAGTATAAGGATAAGATAGACGATTTTTTTAAATGGGTTAAGGGAACAGAATTAGTCGAGATTGACGATATTGATGTAACCGAGGATCCTGTAAGACCTGAGCTGACCCTTGGCTTTCGTATCATGCACGGCAGAAAAATATTCGGCCTAAAGTATGAGAATGAAATTGAGGCAATAGTTTGTGTTGCATTATGTCCTGAAGTACCTTACACGGTTAGGGAAATGGATTATATGTCACAAGCTGCCAACCAAGATGGTCAGCGAGGCAAAATCGTTGTTGCTTATACTGTATGGTCAAGAAAACGAGGTGCTGGTAAGGAGATTATTCTAAAACTGAAAGAGTGGGCTATTAAAGAAAAGTTTGAAAGATTGGTCACACTATCACCATTGACACCAATGGCAACACATTTTCATATTAAGAATGGTGCCAAACAGGTGCATATAAATGATGAGACACAGAATTTTGAATATAAATTGTAATTATGTATGGTGGATTTGAAGTATATAAAGTTTATTTGTCGGTCAAGAACCACTTTACAACGAAGTCCTACGACTACGCTAAATATGGTGGAAAGGTAACAGTAAAACTAGAAACATTTACAAAACGACATGATAGGTACTTTTTTCATAAACTTTCTAAAAGATATAATGAACGAGAAATACTTGATTATTTTATCAGTAATTTTATTGTTGATAGTAATAAGTGGATTGGTAATCTTTTAAATAATGATGGACATGACAACTACATCTCTTGGAAGAAATATAAAGACAGTATTCAATACAGTTTTAGAAGCGATTGTGTACTTATTAATGATGACCTCATTTCTCGTAATCTTCGGTTTGATGATGGTTTCAATGTTTCTAATGGACAGCATCCTAGAGTTTTACGATTATATTTGCAGAAAAAAATTAGTATCCAAAGTCTATATCAAATTGATAAAGTTATTGGATTTAGTAAAAGATGGTCTAAACAAATTGAGGAGAATGTTGTTTGGCCAAAAATAAATGATAAGTTAACAAAAATGGCTCCGTTTGTAAACTATAATATGACACAAGCGAAGTTAGTAATGAAAGAAGTATATAATGGAAGTTAGAAAAAAGTTAGATGAAAAGATAAGAGAGTTGAACAGTACAAGAGTTTTTAAGAAGATAACACCGAAGTATGATTTAAGTTGGTATATAAAATGGGTAGCAAGTTTGTTTTTAATGATAGCAGTTTGCTTTAGAGCGGCTGACTTTTCACATATGTTTGATTTGTACTTTAGTTTTCTAGGAACAATTGGTTGGTTAGTAGTTGGTTACCTATGGCACGACAGAGCATTAATATTTTTAAACGCAATTTTATCAACAGTATTACTGATTGGTATTTTAACAGCATTTACAGAATGTACGGATTGTATGATACCCCTATGAAGAAAATAGAATTTATATCACTTATTAAAGGCGTAGAAACTACTATGCCAATTATACCTGCTAAAGAGTATAAACACCAATGGATGATTGATATGGCCAAGGACTTTAAGAAAACAGGTAGTTTGGCAAAAGGTGGTGACCATGCAGAAAATGAAAGAGTATTACATACAAGCAGATGTCCAGGTATTATTAATATTAAGAATGAGGGTTGGTTAGTAAGAACACACCAAGATATCAAACTTAATATAAGTGGCGCTGGTCTAAAATGGTCAACACCATTAAATGATTATGAAGCAAGTTTTGAAACAGGTGAAGTCACAGTTGGTATTCATAAAGAGTTTGCATATACAGATTTTAGAAAGAACTGGCCAGAGGGTTGGTTTAAAGGATTAGTAAAAATTAATACACCATGGGTTGTGAAAGTACCATTAGGTTATAAACTATTACAATTACATCCTTCTCATTTAGACACAGGCGATTGGATGGCCGTTCCTGGTTCTTACACGGACTCATACGGCATGCCAAAATTAAACGCTGTGTTGGCATTTTTTAGAGACGGTGAATATATGATACCTGCTGGCACACCAGTAGCACAAATGATATTAGTAAAAAATGATGATGTTGAAATGGAACAAAGAGGCAGAGACGAAAAGTTTATGAGAGATTATGAAATACATAGTTTAATGTCACATAATAAATTTGAAAGGTCTTATAATTACATGAAAGAAACATGGCATAAGTGGATGAAAAAATGAATGTGTTTTGTATAGGCAATGCTGAAAGTCGTAGAGGTATAGATTTAGAAAAATACCGACCTCATGGTAAACTATATGGTTGTAATGCATTGACAAGAGATTTCACACCAGATGTTATCACAAGTGTTGACAATGGTATTATGCATGAGATATTTCATAAAGGTTTAGCATATCAAATACCTTGTTTCTTTAGAAACTGGACTAAATTGCCAATTATGGGTTTCGATAGTATGATTACAGACGCCGGCATGGAAGATAGTGAAATGAATTACATGAGAGAAAACGGTTTTATGGTAGAAAATAATAGAACCGAAGAAACAACACAATTTGTTCTCCATGGTTCTACTGTCAAAGGTGTTGCTGATATTATCAAAAAAGATGGTACTAAAGAAAAACAAAATGTAAACAGGTCTAACATCTATGTCAGTTATGTTGACCCAAAATTAGATAAGACAACATCACTTGTAGATTATATGAAATGGCACAATGGTGAATTTAAAGATTTTGGTTGGGCTGCAGGTCCAACAAGTGGTTATGTTGCATGTAAAAGAGAGAAACCAAGTTATGTCTTTATGTTAGGACATGACCTCTTCTCAAAAGATAGACATGTAAATAACATGTATAAGTCAACAAAACATTATGTGACTGCTGAACATCAACCAACACCATGTATCAACTGGATTAAACAATGGTTAGAACTGTTCAAAATGTATCCAGATATACAGTTTTTCAAGGTACAACAACCATATGATGAGAATGACCAGACTACAAAACCAGTATTAGAGTGGAATGGTATAAAAAATATTAACTATATTGATTATTCCAGGCTTGACAATATACTCAATTTATAGTATTATATAACACAATGAATAGTTTATTTTATATACTAGACAAAATACAATTATGGTGTATAACCATGAAAGAGAAACTAATTAAGTCCTCACTACCAAAAGGTGAAAGTGCTAGTGAATGGGCAAAGAAGAATAAGGAATATGATGAGAGTAAATAATACAGTACCAAATGTTAAATTTAAATGTAGAACTCTTGGCGAGTGGGTCG